AGTCAGAACTGGTACAGGAACAGGTACTACGGTATCGATTGCTTCTACGAACGGCATTAGCGTAACAAACGGCAACGGCGTTTCTGGAAATCCTACGATTAGTTTTGTAGCGAATGCTGGTTTAACTGTGAACGCAGCAGGCGTATTTGTTGATGCATCTGCTATTACTGTCGGTACACTTCCTACATCTCGAGGCGGTACAGGCGGATCGATCAATAACCTTCTACCTACACAATCTGCTGGAACAACAGGTTTCGTCCTTGCATCAAGTGGAGCGACAGCTAACTTGGTGTGGACGCAACTTGCTGGACCTCAAGGTGCGCAAGGTGCAACTGGTGCTCAAGGTGCACAAGGATCTACCGGTTCTCAAGGACCAACTGGTGCTCAAGGCGCAGCTTCGACAGTTCCTGGTCCACAAGGCGCGCAAGGAATAACTGGTTCCCAGGGTCCACAGGGAACAACTGGTTCTCAAGGACCACAAGGACCTTCGGTTCAAGGACCGACGGGACCACAAGGTGCACAAGGAATTATCGGACCTCAGGGACCGCAAGGAACAACTGGTGCTCAAGGTGCTGCTTCAACCGTTGCCGGTCCTCAAGGCGCCCAAGGTTTGCAAGGTATCCAAGGACCACAGGGACCGCAAGGCCTTACAGGTGCACAAGGTGCAGCATCTTCAGTTGCTGGTCCTCAAGGTGCTCAAGGATTACAAGGCGCTCAAGGTGCAACTGGTCCTCAAGGATCTCCTGGAATAAACGGAGCACAAGGTGCAACTGGTGCTCAAGGCGCGGCAGGTTCAAGTATAACAGGTGCTCAAGGTGCAACCGGACCACAAGGTGCCCAAGGAAGTGCATCTGGTGCTGTCGCGCCTATTCTAAGACACGTCACCGCAGGATTTACAAGTGGCGGCCAAGTTTTTGTAACAGCGACTCAACCTACTGCTTCAGCGGCTGGTGATATCTGGATTGACACTGCAGGAACTACAGGATATACACAAAGTCTCTCGTCAAATGGATGGACTAAGTTGCCAAACGGAGCAATTATTCAGTGGGGAACAGTAACTGTTACTCCAAATACTACAGGATCTGGATCATTTCCAACATCGTTCACCGCGGTTGCCCGAGCTGTGATGAATGGCGTAGGAGATACAGGCGTATTTGGACAGGCTTCTAAAGGTGCAACCATTTTTAGTGTATCAACAACTGGTTTCAGTTGGTTTAACGGAGATGAAAGTTCTCATACCGGTTACTGGTTAGCAATGGGATATTAATAAAATGACAATTTACTACAGCCCAACAACAAAAGGTTTTTACGATACTGATTTTGGGTATCCGTCATTGCCGCAAGATATTGTTGAAATTACCGCAGAGCAACACCAGCAGTTTCTCCATGGTATGAATATGCAAAATAAAGAATTGGTTTTATCACAAGGAAATCTTGTTTTGCAAGATCGAGTCGTGGTAATTACTTGGGAACAAATTAGATCGAAAAGAAATAATCTTCTAGCTTTATCTGACTATACTCAAATGGCAGATTGGCCTGGAGATAAAACTGCTTGGGCTACATATCGTCAAACTTTAAGAGATCTTCCTCAGACTTATACAAATGCAGCAGACGTTGTTTGGCCATCTAAGCCAGGAGAATAATAAGTGCCGCTAACGTTCCTATCTGCTAAACCTGTTAAATATTGGAACGGCTCGTCGTGGGTCGGGAGCCAAGATTTTGCCGCCGTTAAAATGTGGAATGGATCTACGTGGCAATATGTAGGAATACGTCCGTATGCAGATGTAGCCTTAGTTACTTTTAGTCCCGTGGGCGGCACAATATCATCTCCGACTTTTGACACTGCCGAAGCGTATGGTTCCCAAGCAGGTTATACTATCACAGCTTCTTCAAGCGTAGTTTGGACTTATACTGGAGGAGATGGATTTAGTGGATACGCCAGTGTTGCAAGTGGAGGAAGTGCTTCATCAATTGAACTTGTAGCAGCTTATACAGGTGGTTTCAATGAACAAACGTTTAACGTATCAGCATCAAATGGTGCAGAAACTAAATATTGGGTGATAACTGTAACATCTTATAGTTTTGAATAAACATAGCGGAAGAATTAAATGGCACTGAAAGCAAATATCATTATCGATCAAGGCACTTCATTTGCTACGTCTATTGATGTGACTGATGAAAATGGTAACATCGTAAATCTTACAGGATTTACAGGTGCCGCTCAGATGCGTAAGCATTATACTTCGACCGCTCAAACCGCATTTACAGTTTCGATTACTGCTGTGACTGGCGTCGTCGCTCTTTCGATGTCGGCAAATACCACAAATGGCCTTACAGCCGGAAGATACGTATATGACTGTGAGTTGACTGATGGCAGCGGAACAGTTTCTCGTCTTGTTGAAGGTATCGTCACAGTTACACCAGGAGTTACAAGATAATGGCAGGTGCATCTCGTTTAGTCGCTACAATTACAAATAACAACGGCAGATTATCATCTGCTGGTCCTATTACTCTGAAAAATCAAATTCAAGAAATACGAAGTATTGAAAACATACTCGACGTCAGCGTCGTTGAAGCCGCCAATGGCGCTACATTAATCTACAATTCTCAAAATGATAAATATGAGGTGAGACAACTGTCATTCGCGGATCTAGCAGTAGATCTCGACGGCGGATCATTTTAACCTAAAAGGAATAGCCAAATGGCAGACAATTTAATTCAAATTAAAAGGTCGTTAACGACAGCTGATGCGCCAACATTAGCTAACGGTGAATTAGCGTTTACAGCAAATGGCGATCACTTATTTATTGGTTCGAATGGTGCTTCGATCACCATTGCCGGTAAATTTAATCCTGGTATACTGACCGCCAACCAAGCACTCGTTGCGAATGGTACCTCTGGTATCGACAAGATTATTGTTGCTAACGCTGTTGTGACAACAGTTACAGCCAATGGTTCGACGGGTACCAACGGACAAGTACTGAGTTCAAATGGAACAGCCGCTTATTGGGAAACTCCTACTTCTGGCGTATCTGGTTCAAATACACAAGTTCAATTTAATAATTCTGGCGCATTAGCCGGAGACGCAGACTTTACGTTTGATAATACCAATAATAAACTGTCTGTTGCCGGCGGCGTTCTTGCTGGCTCTGGCGGTAACTTCGTCGTTGGTTCTAATTCTTTTGTTGCGAATGCCACCGGTGTATTCTCTACAGGCACCGTGAACGCAGCGATTGTGAGTGTTGGTACGGCGTTCGTAGCAAATGCCACACAGATCAATATTGGAACTAACGTTGCTCTTAATGCAAATGGCACAAATGGTACTGCAGGACAAGTTCTTGCATCGAACGGAACAGCTGTATACTGGGTAACACCTCAAGATGGTGATATTACATCAGTCGTAGCCGGTTCTGGTCTTACTGGTGGCGGTACATCTGGCGAGGTAACTCTTGATGTTGGTGCTGGTAACGGTATCAGCGTCTCTGCAGACGCGATTGCTGTAGTTGCAAATAGCGGTCTTGCTTCAAATACCTCAGGCGTACACGTTATTGCAAATAACGGTCTATCTGCAAACGCAACAGGCGTTTTTGTTGTTGCCGGAGCTGGTATTGCTTCGAACGCAACAGGTGTGCATGTCGTATCTGGTAACGGTACGATTGTTTCGAATACCTCGGGCGTTTATGTCAATGCTGCTGCACTTTCAATTGCCACATCGCAACTTTCAGGCGACGTTGCTCTTGGTTCGGGTACATCAGGCGACTATGTTGCTACTATCACAGCTGGTAACGGTATTTCTGGATCCTCATCTGGTGAAGGTGGTGCAGCCACGATTGCTGTTGTAGCAAACAACGGTATTGTATCGAATACTTCAGGCGTCTTTGCCAAAGCTGCTAACGGTATTTCTGTTGATGGCGCTGGTATCAACGTTGTTGGCGGTGATGGTCTTACAGCTAACGCGACTGGAGTTCATGTTGGTGCTGCTAACGGTATTAATGTCACTGCAGATGCAGTTGGCCTTACCACTGGTTCAACACTCACGGTCAACTCTGCTGGACTCCATGTTAATACTGCACTCTCGATTACAGATCTTTCTCTTTCCGGAAATCTGACTGTTCTCGGTACGCTTTCGACAATCGATACTACCAACCTGACAGTCCAAGATTCGCTGATCGAGCTTGCAAACGGAAACGCAACAACCGACATTCTTGATATCGGTCTTTATGGTCAATACGGTGCCACTGGAGCTAAATATACCGGTCTTTTCCGTGATGCTACAGATGGCGTTTATAAGCTCTTTGCTGGTTCTCAAACAGAACCTACAACAACTGTAGACACTGCAGCAGCCGGTTATACTACTGCTACATTACAAGCATTCCTAAACTCTGGTGGTTTGGTTTCGAACGCGACTAACGTTACTCTTACTGCGAACTCGACACTCGCGGTTGGTATCACAGCGAATACATTGAGTCTTTCGACTGCACTGCCTGGAACAAGCGGTGGTACTGGACTCGCGACTGTTACTGCAGAAGACATTTTAGTTGCTAACTCTTCGAACGGTTTTAGAAAATTAGCTGTTGGCTCTACTGGATTCGTGCTTCAGTCTAACGGTACAGCAGTTGTATACGCAACCCTCGACGGCGGGACATTCTAATTTATGGAAGCTGAATTTGTAAATGAGTACATCAATCGATTACTCGCGAGTGTACATGATCTTACAAGTAAGAACATCATGCTAGAAACAAGACTGGTCATGGCCGATAAAACCATGACCAGTCTTCAAGCAAAAATTGTTGATCTTGAAAAGCTTGGAAATAAAAATAAAAAAGCTGAAGATACTTCTGTATAAATAGAATATTAGGGGTTACATAACCGCTTCGTTGCTCTATATAGAGGTTGAGAATGGCAAATAAATTTCAATTTAAGCGCACGACAATTTCTGGTCGTACAGCTAATACTACTGACGTAGCAAATTCCGGCTTTATTGATAACGGTGAATTTGCAGTCAACCTAACTGACCGTAAAGTCTTCTCTTCAGATGCTGCGAATGCCATCTTTGAAGTTGGTTCAAATCTCTCTTCTCTCGCTGTCACTACGATCGTAGCCAACGGATCTTCTGGATCCAACGGCCAAGTTCTTTCATCGAATGGAACAGGAGTTTATTGGGGCTCAGGCGGTACGGCAAATGCTGCTACCATGAATACCTATACGTTTACTGTCACATCGAATACCACGGTGTTTACAGGATTAGACGACACATCAAACACATTCGTATATACTTTAGGGCTTGAAAGCGTCTTCATTAATGGTTCGCGTCAGATTGCGGCCGTTGACTATAACACGACAAATACCACGGTCTTAACGCTTACATCGAATGCGATTGCTGGTGATATTGTTCAAGTTACAACTTTAAATGGTGCTTCACTTACTCTCGGATCTCAAGGCGCTCAAGGTGCTCAAGGTGCAACCGGTGCACAAGGTGCTCAAGGCACAACGGGTGCTCAAGGCGCTCAAGGTGTTGCTGGCGCTCAAGGTGTTCAAGGCGCAACTGGCGCAACTGGTGCTCAAGGCACAACGGGTGATCAAGGTGCTCAAGGTGTTGCTGGCGCTCAAGGTGTTCAAGGCGCAACTGGCGCAACTGGTGCTCAAGGTGTTGCCGGCGCTCAAGGTGTTCAAGGCGCAACTGGCGCAACTGGTGCTCAAGGTGTTGCTGGCGCTCAAGGTGTTCAAGGCGCAACTGGCGCAACTGGTGCTCAAGGTGTTGCTGGACCTCAAGGTGTTACTGGTGCTCAAGGCGCTCAAGGTGCTCAAGGTGCCACCGGTGGAGGTGTAACCTCAGTCGCCACGGCTAATGGACTTTCTGGTGGAACGATTACAACTAGTGGTACAATTGGAGTAACTGCTGGGCCAACACTTACGGTCAATACGACTGGTATTCATGTGAATTCCACATTATCAATCGCCGATCTTACACTCTCGGGTAACCTGACAGTTTCCGGTACAAGAACTTACGTGAACACCACAACACTCGACGTTGGTGATAATATTGTTACGCTGAATGCAGATCTTGGAGCTAATCCTCCTACTGAGAATGCTGGCTTCGAGATCATGCGCGGGACGTCTGCCAACGTTCAGTTCGTCTGGGATGAAACAAATGATCGCTGGTCTACAAACAGTCAACCACTTGCTGTTTCGTCTCTTGTAGCCGCAGGTGCTGCATCTGGAATTACCACCCTTGCTGCCGGTAATACTACGATCACTGGTTTTGCCAACGTAACCTCGACGCTACAAGTAGCTGGTATTACTACTCTTAATGCCAACGTTGCAATGGCAAATAATGTGTTAAGTAATCCTAAGCTTGCTTCATACAAAGAAGCAGTTGTTGCCAATACTATAACAACAACTACTCACACTGTAGATTTATCACTATCCAACGTATTCGATTTGACATTGGCCAACGCGTCTATTACAATTACATTTTCAAATCCTCCTGCATCGGGCAATGCATACAGTTTCACACTTCATTGTAAACAAGACGCCACGGGATCGAGAATAATCACGTGGCCGGCTTCTGTTAAATATCCGAATGCTTCGACACCGACGATGTCAACTGGTGCAAATAAAATCGATGTCTTCAGTTTCTTTACCCTCGACGGAGGTACAACATATCTCGGTGCCTTATCTCTTGCAAATACAGGTTAATAAGAAGGTTATACGATGCCATTAAATGTATTTAGAGCTTCAGGTAAGGCTGCTCCAGCCACACAAGTATTCAATGCCCCCGCAACATTCGTCGTTCCTGCAGGCGTATATTCTATAGATATATCTGGTCGTGGCGGCAATGGAAACGCTGGTAATGCAGGCAATCCTGGTACTGCTGGCAATGCTGGTAATCCTGGAAATAATGGGGCCGCAGGAACTGGTGGTGCTGGTGGTACAGCTGGGACATCTGGCAATCCTGGCGCATCAGGAAATGCTGGCACAAACGGGGCCGGCGGAGCTGGCGGTGCTGGTGGTACAGCTGGAACATCTGGAAATCCCGGCGCATCAGGAAATGCTGGCACAAACGGTGCTGGCGGCCCAGGAGGAGCCGGAGGTGCTGCAGGGAATGCTGGGAATCCAGGTGCCACTGGCAATGCAGGTACGAATGGTGCTGGCGGAGCTGGCGGTGCTGGTGGTACTGCTGGAAATGCTGGAGCGACAGGAAACTCCGGCAATCCCGGTACTAATGGTGCCGGTGGTGCAGGCGGTGCTGCTGGTAATGCTGGGAATCCAGGTGCCACTGGCAATGCTGGTAACCCAGGAACAAATGGCGCCGGCGGTGCTGGCGGTGCTGCTGGTAATGCTGGGAATCCAGGTGCCACAGGAAACTCTGGTAATCCTGGTACCAATGGTGCCGGCGGTGCTGGCGGTGCAAGAGGAAATGCTGGGAATCCAGGTGCCACAGGAAACTCTGGAAATCCAGGAAATAATGGTGCCGGCGGTGCTGGTGGCACTGGCGGTAGCGCAGGTACGGGAGGAGGCGGCGGACAAGGTTCAGCCCGACCTTGCGGTGGCGGAGCCGGTAGCGGTGGTAGTCCGGGCGGTGGCTGCGGTTGTTTTGGCACCCCATTTGCGCCTTGTTCTGCCCCCGGCGGCGCCGGAGGCTCTCCTGGCGGAGGAAATGGTGGCTTTGGTGGAAGCGCAAATCTTGGGGGGTGCGTTTGCGGCGGCGGCGGTGGCGGCGGCGGAGGCGGCGGTAGCGGAGTGACTGGTAATTCAGGGAGTGCAGGTGGTGCGGGTGCCAATGGAAGTGCTGGAAATACTGGAGCCGCAGGATCAGGGGCAACTGCTGGAGCAGCAGGAAGTCCCGGTGGAGCTGGGGCCAATGGAAATGCTGGAAATACTGGAGCAGCAGGAACTGGAGCAAACGCTGGAGCAGCAGGAAGTCCTGGTGGAGCTGGTGCCAATGGTAATGCCGGCACAACAGGGGCGGCTGGAACTGGAGCAAACGCCGGAGCAGCAGGAAGTCCTGGCGGTGCCGGTGCTAATGGTAATGCCGGCACAACAGGGGCCGCAGGTACAGGGGCAACTGCTGGAGCAGCAGGAAATCCAGGTAATGCAGGCGCAGCAGGAAATACTGGAGCAAATGGTAATGCAGGAACAGGGGCAACCGCTGGATCTACTGGCAATCCAGGTAATGCCGGCGCAGCAGGAAATCCAGGTGCAAATGGTAATGCCGGCACTGGAGCTAATCCAGGGGCAGCAGGGAGCCCTGGAAATGCCGGAGCAGCAGGAAATACTGGAGCAAATGGTAATGCTGGCACTGGAGCTAATCCAGGAGCAGCAGGAAATCCAGGCGGTGCCGGAGCTGCTGGTAATGCTGGGACTGGCGCAGCAAACGGAAATCCGGGATCAAGTGGAAACCCAGGCAACGTTTCAACGTTTGGTTCCTTAGCTAATTTTCCAGGTGGAACCGGTGGTACTGGTGGGGCTGGAGGAAATGCTACAAACGGAGCAGCTGGCTCGGCCGGAACTTCTGGAAATCCAGGTGGATCAGGCAATCCCGGAAATAATGGGGCTGCAGGAACTGGCGGTGCTGGTGGTACAGCTGGGACATCTGGTGGTATTGGAGGAACAGGCAATCCCGGTAACAATGGAGCTGCTGGTACAGGCGGCGCCGGAGGATCGGCCGGTACTTCCGGAGGTATTGGAGGAACAGGCAATCCCGGTAATAATGGAGCTGCAGGAACTGGTGGTGCTGGTGGTACAGCTGGGACATCTGGTGGTATTGGAGGAACAGGCAATCCTGGCACCAATGGGGCTGGTGGTGCAGGAGGAGCTGGTGGTAATGCTGGTAATCCAGGAGCCACTGGTAATGCCGGCAATCCAGGAAATAACGGTGCTGGTGGTGCAGGCGGTGCTGCTGGTAATGCTGGTAATCCAGGAGCCACTGGCAATGCTGGTAATCCAGGAAATAACGGTGCTGGTGGTGCAGGCGGTGCAAGAGGAAATGCTGGGAATCCAGGAGCCACTGGCAATGCTGGTAACCCAGGAACAAATGGCGCCGGTGGTGCAGGAGGAGCTGGTGGTACGGCGGGTAACTCCGGATCTCCTGGCAACGCTGGTGTAGGCGGAGGCGGCGGAGGCGGCGGAGGCGGAGGCGGAGCATCGGGTTGGACTTTAAAGCAAGGTGGTAGCGGCGCCGGCAATGCTGGTACCGCGGGTAATTCAGGCAACATAAGTGGTGCTACTAACGGCAACGGCGGCGCAGGCGGCAATGGAGGACTTCTTTCGGGCGCTGCCGGTGGTTCAGGTAATGCAGGAACACCAGGCAGCGCAGGAAATACAGGAGCCGCAGGAACTGGAGCAAACGCTGGAGCAGCAGGAAGTCCTGGTAATGCAGGCGCCAATGGAAGTGCTGGAAATACTGGGGCCGCAGGAACTGGAGCAAACGCTGGAGCAGCAGGAAGTCCTGGTAATGCCGGCGCTGCAGGAAGCGCTGGTACAACAGGAGCGGCAGGAACTGGAGCAAATCCAGGAGCAGCAGGAAGTCCAGGCGGTGCAGGAGCCAACGGAAATGCTGGTACAACAGGAGCGGCAGGAACTGGAGCAAATCCAGGAGCAGCAGGAAGTCCTGGTAATGCCGGCGCTGCAGGAAATGCCGGAGCGACTGGCAATGCAGGAACTGGAGCTACAAATGGTGCAGCTGGAAATCCAGGAGGTGCAGGAGCAGCAGGAAATGCTGGAGCGACTGGCAATGCAGGAACTGGAGCTACAAATGGTGCGGCTGGAAACCCAGGCGGTGCCGGAGCTGCTGGTAATGCTGGCACAACAGGAGCAGCTGGAACTGGAGCTACAAATGGTGCGGCTGGAAATCCAGGAGGCGCAGGAGCAGCAGGAAATACTGGCACAGCAGGTAGTGCTGGAACTGGAGCGACCGCCGGAACAGCCGGCACATCAAATCCTGGAGCATCAGGAAACGCTGGTAATATTGGTACTACGACAAATTCAGTATCAGTAAAAGTATACCCATATCAAATAGTTTCTATAAATATTGGAACAGGCAGCGCTAATGGTACGATGAGTGTAACATTTTAGCACAAATAACAAAAAGGAAACAATACATGCTAGTAGGAATTAAAGACGTTTATCTTTATACTGGTTTGACTACGACAGGTGGCAACGACTCTGCTGCAGCCTATCAGTGGCTACAGGATAATAACATTGAGTTTACTCATTTATCATACAACGATAGTAGTCAATACGAATCTGTATTCAATGCTCTAAATACATGGGATATTGGAGAATTTACTGATTTTCCATTTGTCATCTACGATGAAAAACATGACGATTTTACCGCAGTCAAACAAGCATTGATTGGCTTAGATGCCATCACAGAGAGCAACTTAGTCGAACTAGCAGCCCTGTAATTTACATATATATAATAGAGTCATTCATTTGGAACATGTTAACATACAAAGAATGGCATTGGTAATGCGTTGCTATGACAAACTTCCACCACATCTCAGAATATGGATCTCAAGCTTACATTTTAGTTTGCATGATGATCATATTCTGAGAGGTGCGAGCGACGTCGAGCAATGTAAAAAATTTATTGAATCTGGTGGAATACACTATGAAAAACCTGGAAATGGACAAAATTGATGTTTTCGTTTTTTGAAAAGAATGAGCCTAAACTAGAATTTCTTTGCTATGATGATGATTTAGGAAATATACCAGAACCTTATCCTGCCCGCAAACTGATACCAGAATGGTATAAAGCTTTGCCAATGAAGAAGGATGTAGGCTTTGATCAATCTACTCTCAAAAGATGCCCACCTTTTCTTGATGCGATGATCACGGGTTGGATTATTCCACTCGTTGCTGATGTTGAAATCACTTCGAATGAAGATTGTTCGTTCATTGAATACAACAGCAAATATCCGAGAGCAATGATCGAGAATCATTTACAGTGGCAAGTAACATCTGACAAATGCCCCGCTCCACATTTACCAAAACCTCCAATTAAATTCATGAACTGGTGGGCAATCAACTGCCCGAAAGGATACTCACTGTTGTTTGTTCCACCATTAAATAGACCTGATCCAAGATTTACTTGTTTTTCGGGTATGGTAGACTGCGATGGTTATTTTGAGTTTATTAACTTTCCATTTGTTTGGAACGAACCCAATTTTAAAGGTATTCTACCTGCTGGTACACCGTTAATGCAGGTTATTCCAATTAAAAGAGATACTTTGTTTTCGAAAAATGTATGTAGAGCATTCAATGAAACTGAACTGAAAGCACTCAAAGGTACACGTAGAAAGCTTCAAAGTCATGAATCCCATTATCGAGATAATATTTGGGAGCGTAAATAATGGCAGTATATCAAATAGCTCCTTCTCCATCGTTAGGTATACCAGAAATTTCTTTTGCATCATGGCGTGATGGTTTTACTGAAGAAGAGATCGATAAAATAGTTAGTATTGGTGATAGTCTCACGATCAAATCTGCTAGTGTTGGACCTGATAGTAAAGTTGAAGAAGCAGTTAGATCATCTAAAATAGGTTGGATAAATCTTACGCCCGAGACTAATTTTATATATGATAGAATTGCTTTCATAGCAAGACAACTGAACGGTGAATTCTTCAATCTAGATATATGGGGATTTGTAGAGGACTTTCAGTATACTATATACGATGGAAAAGACGATCATTATACGTGGCATCTTGACAGAGGTGGAAATGCAACGAATGCGCCTCGCAAATTATCTCTTGTAATACAATTATCTGATCCTTCTGAATACGAGGGGGGAGATCTTGAGATATTTGATGCACCCGTGCCGACTCAAGTCACAAAACAAAAAGGTTTAGTAGTTGCATTCCCGTCCTTTATTTTACACAGAGTAACTCCTGTGACAAAAGGCATTCGTAAAACTCTAGTAGTATGGTTAGCTGGTCCTCAATTTAAGTGAGATAATATGACAAGAGAATGTGGAAGTTGCACGAAGTGCTGCGGTTGGTTAACTGGAGAAGCTCTTGGCCATCAATTTTGGCCAGGAAGGAAATGTCATTTTGTAACTACAAAAGGATGTTCGATACACGAACAACGACCTGAGAATCCGTGCAAATCGTTTAGCTGTGTATGGTTAGGAAATGAAAAGTTTCCACTCGGTCTTGATACTATTCCGATGTGGATGAAACCAGACGAATCAAACGTAATTATGGTTTGGAGACAACACGAAAATCCTGATCTTAGCTTTTTACAACTGCTTGAAGCAGGCGCTCCGCTAACAGCCGAAATACTTAGTTGGGCTATTCAGTATGGTTTGAACAACGGTTTAAATATATTTTATCAAGTCAACAGTGGTTGGAATAAGATTGGAAACCGACTGTTTTTAGATACAGTGATAGAGGCTGATCTTTCCCAATATACATAACATAAGGATTTTATTATGACAGACATACTTGATCAGTGGCAGTATTTTAGCTCACCTATCTATAGTATTATGAAGCCAGAACTTCTTGATTTCTCAAGAGCAGCATCAAATGCGGCGTTAAGGGCCGCGCGCAAAATAACAAAAATAAACGATGTATATCCAGTCGTGCAAGCAGATGTGTCTAACGAAGAAGATCTTCTTCCACTGATACAGTACACATTAAACACAGCATGGAATCTTTTGAGCGATCAAGGATACAACATGAATGGACTTTCGACTTATCTTACCGAATGTTGGAGTCAAGAACACCATAAGTATTCATCAATGGAGTATCATAATCACAGCGACTGTCAGTTAGTTGCTTTTTATTTTTTAGAGTGCCCGAAAGATCCTCCGCGAATGGTGATTCATGATCCGCGACCAATGAAACTTATGTTACCACTATACGAACATAATTCTTCTAACATTACCACAGCAACATCGTCTATTAATTTTACGCCAGTTCCTGGTCAACTAATGTTTGCAAATTCCTGGCTACCGCATAGCTTTACTCGTAACACATCAACCAAACCTTTCAAATTTATTCACATGAACATTGGTACACGTCCGTACATTGAACCTATAGTATATGATGCAACAGCAGAAATAATCTAATATGTCTGAGTTTATGATAAGATTCAATCAATCAAGAGGACAACCTAATCGCGGGACAGAAGATCATGTCTGGCGCGTTTTCGAAGATGGTAAAGAATATCTATGTAAAAATGTTATCATTAATGTTCCAAGCCGTGGGGCAAAGACAGGTCAAGATTGGAATATCTGTTGCGAAGGTACTATGAGCATATGTAAAGACACCTCTACAATTACTATTAACTAAATTATTATCGGTGAAATTATGAACTTAGAATTTTCAGAAATAAAACTTTATAACCCAGGAGTTCTTAAAACAAGAATTCCAGTTTCTATTTTTGCTGAGTTGACTTGTGACTTGCAAAAGCAAGTTGATAATAATCCGGAAAAATACAATACTAATTTAGCTGGGCAATTAGAAACAGAATTTCAGTATGTTATTAACGGGCAGTTTAGAGAATGCATAGAGCAAACGTTTCTTGAATATAGAAGAAAATTTAATTTTTATGAAAATCATAATTATGTCATTGATAATGATGCTTGGGTAAATTTTCAGAAGAAACACGAATATAATCCAATACATTTTCACCACAAAGCTATTTCATGGGTGATATGGATTGCAATTCCTTATGATTTAGAAGAGGAATTAAATATGCCAAATGTAAGAGAATCAAACTATAAAGTTGCATCAAAGTTTGAATTCATTTATAACTCATTAGACGGTGGAATTAGTACGACTCAATTAGATATTGATAAGACATGGGAAGGTTCTCTTATTATGTTTCCAAATTATCTTAAGCATCAGGTATATCCGTTTCAAACTTCAGACGAACATCGTATTTCTATTTCTGGTAATATAGACATTAGAAATTAATTGGGCGAAGTGGAGTTAAGACTACAATTGTCCCAGAAATTGATGAGTATGCTCTTGCGAGAGCCGCTTTTGATTTCATTGACCCAATGGTAGTATCGACTGCCTTCGAAGTATAAGACCGCACCTTCGGTAGGTTGAAAAGACTCGTGTGTATATTTTAACAATTCTTCTTTTAAAAC